TTTCTAAATTTATTGTCCCAGAAGATATATCTATTATTCCATAACTATTATTCCAAATATTTATAGGACCTACAGAATTTGTCTTATTTCCTAATTGTATTGTTGTATTTTGTGGACCAGTAGTATTTGCATTTATATAAACTCCACCAGGTTTTCCTATAAATAATTGAGATGTATATGGAACTGACCAATCAGCATCATTTCCTATTACAACCCCGCAATTAGCAGAATCTATTATTAAACAAGAAGCTGGACTTTGTGAATTTGATAAATCTAACTGTTTTACGTGAATTTTAGTTATTGACATTTAAATTTTCTTCTATATATTTTTTGTTATTTAATAAAATTTTAGTTCTTGACAAACTTTCATTCAAATTTTTGTTTAATTCAATTGCTTTATCTATAAAAACTTTAGCAGTTTCTAATAAAGCTTTATCTCTATTTTTTTCAAACATTTTAATATATTCATAAGCTATATTATTATATTGCCAAACTGCAATATCTTTTCTGTTTAAAGCTATTGACCATTTAAGCTTTTCTATTGTGTATTTAATTTTTTCTTCTCCAATTGAATTTTTTGCTAATTCTTTTGCTTTATTATATTCTACCCATAAATCAACAATAGATTTTTTTAAATTAATAGCTTCTTCAATTTCTTTTTCAACTTTATCATAAAGCGGGTTTATTGTAGTTTCAACCATTGTAGCAATAGGATTTATTATTGTAGTTTCAACCACCATTGTAGCAATAGGATTTATTACTACGGTTGCAACAGCTGTAGCAGCAGAATCTACTACTACAGTTGCTATAGGATTAACTATTTCTTTCATAGTAGAGCATCTTGTAAAAATCATTACATAAATAATAATTAAAATCAAAAAACTAATTAATTCGTTTTTCTTATTCATTTGACTTTTCTCCTTTCTGTTGTATTTTATCTATTATTTTTTGAGCTTCTTCTTGACCAACTAATGTTACCATTAAATCAGCCATAGATTTCATAGCTCCTATAATTTGATTTAATTTTGCTTGCTCCTGGATAAGAGATTGTTGTATTTTACCAATATTTGCATTAGTAATTTCTAAACTTTGATTTAATTGTGTAAATTTATTTTCTAATTCTGTTATTTCTATATTCATAGTTTACTCCTACAAAATTCAATATTACTTTTAATTTTTAAAGTAAGTTCATTATTTGATAATGTATTTGCAGTAGTTTCAGCATCAGTTAAATACTTCATCGCTTCCTCTAAAAGAACTTTTTGTTTTATAATTTTAAATCTTTTAATAAGACTATATGCTGCATTATTTCTTTGCCAAGCTTCTATAAGTTTCATATCAGAACTCTTTGCTATATCTGCAGCTTCTAAATATTTAGATACAGCGATTACAGTATTACCAACACTATCTGCTTCTATTGCTATAGCTCTTGCCATTTTGTATTCTTGAAACTTCTTTACATCTTTCCAACCATCTGCCGTTATTAAACCAACAAAACAAAAAACTAAAATTATTCCACTTGCAATTTTCTTCACTGTTTTTTCTCCTTTTGTAATATTGTTTTTGCCATTTCTTTCATTTTATTTTTATCTATTGCTCCTTCATAAAAATAATCTACTACTTCAAAACTATCTGGTAAACCACCAAACACGATTTCTATTACGCTACAATATTTACCTGTTTTTGGAGATTTATATAAATAACCATTAACACAAGTTCCTACAAAATCTGGACCAATTAATTCAAAAAAATTATATTTAATATTTTTATTTTCTAATATATTTTCTAATGTATTATCTTTCATACTTTTTTTTTCTATAAATTTTACATTTTGTTTATTTTTTTCATATTCTTCATATTCTTTTCTTGCTTTTTCATTTGCTAATTCTATTTCTCTTTCTTTGTATTTTTGATTTCTTCTTTCTTCGTATTCAGATACTGCATTTATTTTAATTAAACAATTTAAAAATTTTTCATCATAATCATAATTTTTCATTAAATATTTTACACATTCTTTTTCATCTCCACCACAAATAAAGTCTTTATTTTTATTATAAATAGAACTACCCTTAATTGTTAAAGATGTTTTTCCTAATTTATTTATTGATTTTACTACATCTTCTAATTTAATATTAGATATATAACCATTTAAAACAACGTCATTTAACTCTTTTAATCTTCTTAATTTATTGATATTTTCGTTTATATCATTTGAATTTTCCGCGTTATTTATATTTTCTTTAAGATTACTTTCAATTTCTTTCAAATTCTTTTCCATATTTGGAAGACCAACTTTTTCATCATAATATTTTTTAAATTCATTAATATGGTCTAAAGCTATCCATTCATAAATAAGTTCATTCGGCGGAAAATCATTGTTGGCTTTATAAAATTCTTTTATTTTATCTATAGTAGGTTTATGTTCTTTTTCAAATTTTATACCTTTTTTTAATTCTTCTTTATCTTTTTCTTTATCTTCTTCTTTACTATTTAACACTTTTTCTTGAGGAAAACTTTCATAATATTGTCTTATTATTTTTATTTGATTATTTGGTAATTTTTCAGCCAGCCACCCATCTCCGTCTATTTCCCATATAACTAAATTTTTCTCTGTTTCACTACCAAATTCAAAACCACGGTTTTTTAACATTTCTAAATCATATATTTTTTGAGGAATTAAATCTTCTGAACTTAATTTATGCCGTTCTAAATTACTTTTTATTGGTCCAAATGTTTTTTCCCAAAATTCATCAGAATTAATTTCTTTTTCAAAATTTTTTAACATCATTTCTACTTCTTTTTCTATTTCTTCTTCGTTTTTTAATATTTTATTAAATTTATCTTTATAATATTTATAATATTTTATTGTTTCTTTAATTTCATATTCACTCATATTCTTCCATTCTTCATCATCAACATTCATTAAATTATACACTTCGTTTTCTAATTCTTCTATTTCTTTTAATGGTCCATTTACATAAAACCATCCATTAGACCTACCAGCAATTCCTGCTTCCCAACCATATTTTTTTTCTATCAATTCTATTAAATAATTTGTATAATCAGAAGCTAATAGATAAAAAGCATCACTAATACTTACATCATCTGCATCAGGATATTTTTCTTTTATTTTGTCATAATCAATATTGGCACCATAAACTTTAATATTGTAATTTAAATCACCATATTTACGTTCTTGGTCGTTTTCAATCCAATCTTTATGGTTTGAAATTTCTTCTAACAAGTTTTCTATATCTTCTTTTTTTATATTTGCTTTACTTTCTACTATCTTAAGATTTTTCACTTCTAAATCATCTCCATCTTTTTCTAAACTACCAGTTAATTTGTATTTATAGCCTTCGCAAAAAATATTTGCATTAAAATTAGCATCAATATCAATAGGATAAACTTCAATCTTTTTTATTTCATCGTCAATTAACTTTTTTGCTTCAATTTTAATTTTCCGCATTATTTCGTAATCTTTTATGTTTTTAAAATATCCATCTTTTATAATCATTTTTGCACTTCCTATTTCAATTCTTCTTTTACTTCTTCTTTTACTTCTTCTTTATCTTCTTCTTTTACTTCTTCTTTTACTTCTTCTTTTACTTCTTCTTTATCTTCTTTTGCTTTTGCTTTATCTTCTTTTGCTTTTACTTTAGCTTCTACTTTTACACCATCAACCTTTTCTATTTTTTTAGCTTCACCTTTTATAAAATCACCATTTATTAAAATTTTCTTCTCAATCATTGTTTTTATTCTACCATTTTTTAAAGAAGCATCTAAACTAACTTTATCAACATCGTTTTCGTTTATTGTTTCATAAGCTTTTATTACCAAATCTTTTCCATCTTTTCTTTTCACGTCTGTTTTCAATTCAACATTCGTTATATTTCTAATCATTTCAAAACCTCCTTTGATTTTTTAAAAGGTGGAGGAATTAATTCCTCCACCTTTTATTTTTGTTAGGCAATAGTAATTTTTACTATGCCTTTTGCATACCTAATCAACATTCCTATATCTTCCCAAATGTTAAAAACATCTCCAGATTTATTAGCATCAGAAAGGAATCTTACTTCGATATCAGTTCTAATAGCCATTTTTCCGAGATATTCTTTAGGAGCAAGAACGAAAATTTCGTCCAAAGGAACCACAATTGAATCATACATTGGAACACCAAAAATTTCACCAATTAAACCCGTTCTCAATGCTTCTTCTTGAATAGCTGGGGCAAATATACCATATCCACCTTCACCTTTTGCTGCAAGAGAAACATTAAAAAGTAAGAAATCAGTTAATCTTTCTGGATTAATCCAAATGCATCCAGTAGGAAGCATCTTTCCTCTTAATTTTCCAATAGCTTTTGCTACATCTATTGGACCTACTTTATCTGGTTCAAAAGTATTAAAAGAAGAAGGATTGTTATTAGCTGCAGAAGTTCCAGCTAATGAAAGAACTGGTGATTGATTAGTAAGACCAGCTGCATAATCAAGAAGAGAGTAAAATTTAGCATCTTCTTGAAGTTGAACTGATGCAGCACCTCTACGTCTTGCGAGTTCCATCATATCAAATTTTCTAATATTCTGTTCATTCCATTTCACAATAAACAATGAAGATATAACATTAGTATCTATTCTTACTCTATCTGATTTAACATCGGATATGATAGGAAGACCATTTACTGAAAGCTGCGCTGCAGGAACATCAATATCACAATCGAAACTTGCTTCTTCTATCTGAGACAAATAATATGCATCAAGCATAAGTCTTGCTTTACCTTCATAAAGCATTTCTCTCATTATCTGTTCTCTCATTTGAACTGCAAGAATATTTCTTCCATAAGGCGATTTCAAAATCTGTTCAATTTTTTTAGATGCAAGAATGGGGTCAAATTTATCGTTTGTTTTAGATGCATAAATTACATTTTTTAAATCTTCTTTATTAGTATCCATAATTTACCTCCTATACCAAAGTTAAGCGAATAACAGCGGAAGTAGTAATACCACCAGAACTGGTTTCATCTTCGCAAACACCAATTTCAATAGCATTAGAATTATCGTGAGTGATTTTTCCGCTATCATTAACATAAACTTTTTTACTAATAGCAAGAGCCGCATCGTTTGCAAACGGATTTGAACTTGCATCTCTTTTGTCATCATAAACATAAACAGTTGCTTGTCTTACTGCTGCAATTAACCCACCACGATTATAATTAATATAATCGTATCCTTCACCTGCTGTAAACGGACTTCCAGAAGTTGGAGCCATAGGAAACTGAACATTCGAATCAATAGCTAAACCATTTGGACACAAACCAGCTGCTCTATCACCACTTCCAAACGGTCTAATTTCAATAACACCACTTATAGCATTTTTCTCTAAAACAGTAGGATTACCAGGATATATTTTAACATTTGCTTTAGGCTGATAACCTATCGTTCTAGATGCTACATTTTCTTTTAAAAAACGTATACCCATATTTTTTACCTCCGAATCTATTTTATTTTAATTCTACTTCTAATTTTTAATTTTATTTTTATTTAATCTGTTCATCTAAGTTTTTATCAATTCATTTCAAAATCATATCATTTCACAAATAATTCACTAAATAAATTATTTGTTTTTTCTTCATTGTTGTTTTTTATTTCTTCTAACAAAGTCTCTAGCATATCATCATCTGCTGCCATCAATATTTTACGTTTAACTTTTATTTTATCTTCCATTGCTCTTGATTTAGCAAATATAGGATTTTCTCCTGCTATAACTTTTTCTTGTATATCTTTTTTAGAAACCAATTTATCGTTTTCTATCATATAAGTCAAGATTTCTTCTACTTTATCTCTTTTTTCATCTATTTGTCTTTTAAGTTCTGCCAATTTTTTAACATTTTCTTCATTTTCTTTTTTTTCACTTTCTTCACTTTCTTCTTTTCCGTTTTCTTCTTCATTATTAATATCTTTTTCTAACATATCTTTCATTTGTTTTTTTAATTCTTCTTCTTCTTCATCTTCTTCTTCTTTTTCTTCTTCTTCTTCTTTTTTTTCTTTTTCTTTTTCTTCTTCTTCTTCATCTAATTCATCTTCGATTTCAACTTCATCTAATTCTTCTTCATCTTCATCTTCATCTTCATCTTCTTCTAATTTATCTTCAATTTCAACTTCATCTAATTCTTCGATTTCTTCTTCTTTATTTTCTTCACTTGTTGTTTTTTTATCTAATTTATTCGAAGATAAATCAATTTGCTTTGCTCCAACTTCTGTTTTAGATTCTGCTTCATTTACCGGAAGCCCTAATAAAATTCTAAATAACTCTATTATTCCGGCTAAATCGTTTATAAAAACATTAGGATATCTTCTTACTTCATTCCCTTTTTCATCTAATATGTATATTTCATTTTTTTCTTTATCTTTATGAGCCATAAAACCAGAACCAAGAGGAATACCTTCTGTTACATCCCATATATCTTTTTCTGTTTCTTGCGCCTTTAAAACCCACTTTCTACTATTTTCTTTTTTCTTTCCAACAAAATATTTATCAAATTCCATATTAACCTCCGAATCTTATATTATAAAGTTCTTTTATCTCTTTTTCCGTCATACCGTTTTTTATTAGTTTTTCTGCTTCTTTTTTTGAAGCAAGAGGATGCACAGGAAAATTAATAGTAATATCAGGTATATTTTCACTAAAAATACTTTTATCTTTTTCTGAAAGTTTATTAAATTCTTTAGAAAATAGTTTTATTCTTACTCTTTTACTTGCTTGTAATGGCCATTGCCCAGAACATTTATAATCAATATAAGCTTTAAAATTCTCTTTACCACCAAGAACATCATCATTTATTAAATCTTGCTCTACTAAATCTTTTAATTCTAAAGAAGCTTTTAAACCAAGCGTTTTATTATAACAATATGATTCTAAAGCTTCTTCAAAAGTTTGACCTTCTTGAACCTCTATATTTTTGTTGTTTTTATTAGCTTCTACACATTCTTTAAATTTATCTTTATTTTTAATAACAAATGCTTCTATATTTTTTATCTCTTCATTATCAATTGCTGATTTAACTTTTCTTTTAGAGCTTCTTTCTCTTGGCCATTCACCAGTTGCTTCGTGTTCTAACCAAGCACAATAAGCTTCTGGAGAATCTGTCCAATTTCTTGCTTTTTTTACACAATTATAAAATTCTTCACCATAAGATTTCCATTGTTTCTGCCATTTTGTAGAAGTAGCTTTTAAATTTACTACATCCTCCCAAGTTCTTTCAGGTTCTTCTAATATTCCCCAAATTTCTTTTATATAATCCAATCCTTCAGTTTGTATTGTAGCTAAAAGTCTTCTTTTAAATAAATCTGATTTAGCATATTCTTTTAAATCCATTCCATCTATTTTTATTTCATCATTTTCTAAATCATTACCCCATATAGCTTTTATTGATTGCTTGAAACTAGGTAAACCATTTTTAGTTATAAGCCAAAAGTTATCATTATCTATAGTAATTAAATGAGCACCATATAAATTACTAATTAATTTACCCTTTTTTATTAACTGGTTCTTAATTTCATTTATTTCCATAGCTGTTAATCTTTCTTCTAAATATTTTGTTAATTCATTCTCAAAAATAGGAATATCTATTTTTTTATCAAGTTCTGCAACAATTTCTTCTATCATTCCAGATTTCATACTATTAACCGCATCAGATATTCTTATTAAATCATAAGCGTTTATGTTTTTTAAAATTTCTTCTGCAGAACGATCTTTTTTTGCAAGAACTGTTTGCATTTGCGCTTTCTTATCAGCTGGATTTTCAACTATACCTGCACCAACAAATGTTAAATCTAAATCTATTCTATAAACCAATTTTTCTTCACCACTATCAGCAACCAATTTTTTATTCATACTACTTTTAATGTGTTCGCAAGGTTCTGCGAATTGAAACCTTTCTCCACAAAACCCGCATTGAGCATTTTCAGCATAAGCTTCCATTGACATTTGACATAAATCACCACTTATAATTCTTGATATATATTCTGGATAAACAGATTTATCTATTTTGCATATAATATCAACCGAATCGTGTTCACCATTTTTGCCCTCTATATAATCTGCATCTATAATTTTACCTAATATTTGATTTGTATTATGATTATAATCAACAATTTTACCAATAAAAGTTTTATAAGATTTTTTAACTTCTTCTGATGGTAAAAAATCCCCGTTACCGTTAGGCTCATCACAAGTTAATATCCTGCTTTTAAGATAAATAAAATTTTCGATATTAGCTTCTATTTTATTAATTTCTTTTATTTTATCAAAAGGAAGAACTTCGGTAGAAACTTTTGAACCGAATATTAAACCCATAGTTTATTCTCCTTTTACTTCTTCTTTAAGAATTAATTTTTCTTTATATAATTTCTTAAAATTATTAAATTTATTTTTTATAGTTCTTTCAAATTGACTAAATTGTCTATCACCCATATCTGACATACGACCAGCATCTAATAATTCACCCATAATAACATCTACTGTTTTTTCTATAAATACTTCAGTAACATTTTCGGCTTTCTTCTCTTCCATATTAATCTCCTTTTAATTCATCAAATATTTCTTTTTGATTTTCGTTTAACCCATAACGTAAGGTATCTAATTCTTCTCCTTTTTCAATAGCTAATTCTATTAATTCTTTATCAAATTTATTAGCATTACGTAAATATAAAGTATCTAATTCTTTTCCTTTTTCAATAGCTAACTTAATTAATTCTTTATCTAATTTATCTCTTGCATTTTCATACACAATATCTAAATATTCTCCTTTTTCTATTGCCATCTTAATTAAATCTTTATCAAATTTATGTGCGTTATATGTGTATAAATACCATAAATCTTTTCCCTTTTCTATAGCTAATTTAAACAATTCTTTATCAAATTTATTTCGAACATAAATATATAAAACCCATAATTCTTTTCCCTTTTCTATTGCTAACTTAATTAGTTCTTTATCAAATTTATCTACATATTCTTTATATAAAACTTCTAAATATTTTCCTTTTTCTATTGCTAATTCTATTAATTCTTTATCAAAATCTTTTCCACAATCTTTATATAAATTTTTTAATCTTTCTCCATTCTCTATTCTTTCTTTTATCACTTCTTTATTTAATTTTACTTTACTATTATTTTCTTCTTCACTTAGAATCCTAACAATTTCTTCGTCTGATTTACCTTTTAAAATCAATCTTTTTATTACTTCTTTCATTTTAATTACCTCCTTTTAATTCATCAAATATTTTCTTTTGATTAGAATCTAAATATTCATACAAATAATCTAAATATTCTCCTTTTTCTATTACTAATTCTATTAATTCTTTATCAAATTTATCTACATTATATAAGTATAAAGTTTGCAATTCTTCTCCTTTTTTTATTGCTAATTTTATTAACTCTTTATCAAATTTATCAGCATTATATTCATACAAATCTTCTAAATCTTCTCCTTTTTCTATAGCCATTTTAATTAACTCTTTATCAAATTTATCACCTACATAGATATACAAATAATTTAAATTTTTTCCTTTTTCTATTGCCATCTTTATTAATTCTTTATCAAAATTATTTGCAGAATATTTATATAAAGCCCATAAATCATCGCCTTTTTCTATAGCTTTTTTTATCGATTCTTTATCAAGTTTTTTATCATATTCATAATATTCATAAAAATCTTTACCTTTTTTTAATTTCATCAATATTTTATCAAATATTTCTTCTTGTTTAGAATTTAAACTATCATATAAAGTATCCAATTCTTCTCCCTTTTTTATTGCTAATTCTATTAATTTCTCATCAAATTTATCTGCATTATATTTATATAAAGTATCTAATTCTTCTCCTTTCTCTATTGCTAACTTAAGTAATTCCTCATCAAATTTATCTTCATTAAATTCATATAAATAATATAATTTTTCTCCTTTTCTAATTGCTAATTTAATTAGTTCTTTATCAAATTTATGTGCATAATTTTTATACAAATCTTCTAAATCTTTTCCTTTTTCTATTCTTTCTTTTATTTCTTCCTTACTTAATTTTTCTTCTTCACTTAGAATCCTAACAATTTCTTCGTCTGATTTACCTTTTAAAATCAATCTTTTTATTACTTCTTTCATTTTAATTACCTCCTTTTAATCTGTTCTCTCATTTAAAAACCTCTTTTTAATTTATCAAATATTTCTTTTTGATTTTCATTTAAACTATCGTATAAAGCTTTTAATTCTTTTCCTTTTTTTATTGCTATCTTAATTAAATCTTCATCAAATTTATCAGCATTATATCTATATAAATCTTCTAAATCTTCTAATTCTTTTCCTTTTTCTATTGCTAATTTTATTAATTCTTTATCAAGTTTATTAGCACCATATTTATATAAATACCATAAATCTTTTCCTTTTTCTATTGCCATTTTAATTAATTCCTTATCAAATTTATCTGCATTGTATACATATAAAGCCCATAAATCTTCTCCTTTTTCTATAGCCATTTTAATCAATTCTTTATCAAAATTATTAGCACCATATTCGTATAAAGCATATAATTCTTCTCCTTTTTTAATTGCTAGTCTCATCAATTCTTTATCAAATTTATCTGCATTGTATCTATACAAATAATATAAGTTTTTTCCTTTTTCTATTGCTAACTTAATTAATTCTTTATCACTTAGAATCCTAACAATTTCTTCGTCTGATTTTCCTTCTAAAATTAATTTTTTAATCTGTTCTCTCATAATAGTCTCCTTTCTTATTAAATAACAAATAATAACTATTCCAAAGAAGGTTCCTCTGGCGTAGTCGAAGGTTTAATTTCTGATTCTGGTTCTGACTCAGGTTCTAATTTTGGTTCTGGTTCTGACTCAGGTTCTAATCCCATTTCTGATTCTGGTCTAACAATTTCTTCTTCTGATAATTTTTCTCTACCACCAGTCGCAATTCTAGAACCATTATCGAATACACTTCCAATCTCTTTTTTGAGATTAATTTCTTCAGTAGCTATATCCAAAGACTTATATTTAGTAAATAAAGTTTTTGTAGATATAAGCCCATCTTTCCATAATTCTTTATAATCTTCTGTTTCATCTCTATCTAAATCTAATCTTTTATCCCATTCAATTTTAGGTATATCTAAATCTTTGTTTTTTGTATAAAACGAATTCGCTTCTGCTATTGGAGTATAAAAATTATTTATCATCCAATTTTCAAATTTATCTCTTATTGATTGATATACCATTATTAACTTTTGCAAAGTCATTTGATTGGTGTTTGTCCAACCTTTTACTTCACCTAATATTAAATCTTTAGAAACTCCCAATCCCACAAGAATTGAATCTCTTACCCATTCATAATCATCTTTGTAATCATAAGTAGAACTTTGATTACCAAAACCAACAACTTCATAATTTACAAATGGTGGGACAAAAAGACTAAACGGCGCATTATTTTTCGCTCGTTTTATAAACTGTTCAAACTCCATTAATTCTTGTTTATTCGGTATTTTAGGTGGGTCTAAAGATGTATCACCTATCTTCCATATTTCTATAGGATATCTAAAACGATCTATAGCAGCAAGCTTTAACATAGATACTTTATCTTGAAACATAAGAACTCTTAACAAACATTGAATTGGTGAAGTTCCTCTCAACGCAGAAGCATCTGTCAAATTCATTATTGAAGATACATTTTCGTTTTCTAATAATATTTCGTTTTGTTTTAATAAATCATCAATATTTTTATCTACTAATCTATTAAGATTTTTAGCCTCTTTAGCTTCTTTTCTCATTTCAGGTGAAATTTGTAAATAATATCTTGGATTTTTTTCAAAAAACGCTTGTCTTACTTCAATATATTCCGGTTCAAACAGTATAAATCTATCCCACCTTGTAAATTTAATATCTTTATCTTTTAATTGTAATTTTTCATCATTTTTAATTCCTAAAACTATTGCTTCACCAAATTTTTGATATGATAAACTCATTTTTAAAATAAACTCAAAAAGATTAAATCCTCTATTAAAAGATATTTGATTATAAAATTTTGAAACAGTTTCATCTTCTGCAATCACTTTAAACATTGAAAAAGGATATAAAGAATGCATTCCAAGAATTGATTGAACATAAGGATCTAAATTATAAAAAAGTCTTACCCATCTCCAAGTTTCTTGCCTCGATTTAGGCATTAACCACATATCTGGTGTTAATTCTGGAGAATACCATTGAGACGATTGCATATCAACCATTCCATCAGAAGATGCTTCTATATTAGCTATAATATCTTCTGTTTTTTTAATTTCATTTGAGCGAGAACTAAAACCACCATAATACGAACCCATTATGTTGTTTAATTTTGGTTTTTTGTCTTTTCCTTCATAAAAAGGTTTATCTTTTTTTGTAGTCATTTCTAATCTCCTTTCTAATCTTTTTCATAATCGTTTCAAATCTCCTTTTATATTAAATAACAAAAAATAACTTCACCGCATTAATCCACCACTACTACCAAAAAAATCAAACCCTATACCTGTATTAACCGTATATGAATTATTTACTCTTTTAAACGCGTATAATGCTAATACATCAGCGTTACAATTATGGACAAAAATACCAGATTGAATAGCAAAATTATGATAATTTTCAATTTCCATATCGTATACTTCAATTTCTTTTCCTTCATTAATTATAGCTTTTACTTTATGATGCACAACTAAATTATTGTTTTTATTTCTTCCAAACAAAAACAATTTATGAGCAGCTTTATGCTTCTTTCCTTTAAAAAATCCTATGTCATATATCATTTCATAACCTGCATATTTACCTTTTATTTCTTTCCTGTATAATGGCATTAAACTATCTCCAACTTTAATATCTTGAGCTTTCATATACAACCCATTTCTCAACATAATTAAATGCTCTTTTGTGCATTCGAGATATTCATCATTATCAAAAATTACTTTAATTACTTTTTGTTTTCCTTTAGACCAACACCTTCTTATTTTTCCTCTTTGTATTAAAAATTCGCTTTCATCCACACTATATACATAGTGACTTTCTTTGGTAAAATCTATCTTACTTAAATCTTCTATTGATTTTAATTGTCCATTACATAAAGGTATCAAAGTATTTTTCGAAAGACAATGGTCGTCGTGCTCACCTTGCGGAGATGTTAAAAGTGGTTCTCCGGACTCTCTTTTATGTCTTTCAAATATAGTCCATTCTATAAAACTTTTATACATTGTTTCACTTACTATTATTCTTTTATCTTTATCGTAAATTTTAGGATATCTTATTTTTTCTATAATATTATCTTGAAAATATTCAAACATCGCTATTTTGTAATTTTTATGAGTTTTTGGATCTGTCATTTTATACATTATTCCATCACACATTATTCCGCCTCTTTTTAACATATCTATAAATGCAATACCTATATTAGAATAATCTACAAAACCCATTACGCATTTAAATCTTTTTAATATTTCTTTTATTTCTTCAAATTGATTCATTGGACTATCGCGCCATTCGTATGCTGCTACTTTAAAAAATTTATCGTTTTTAAATTTCCATATAGCCAAAGCAGTAGCATCTGTTTCAAGAGTATTTGGATTTATAGTTCCAGATGCAGTATCTAATCCAAAACACATTATTCCATCATTATCATATTGCTCTAATTCTTTATGAGTTCCTGAAGCTAAACATTCTATTTGTTTTTCTGATAAAAAATTTTCTATATTTTCAAGCCAAGTTAATTCATATTGAGTTATAAAATCAACCAAACTTAATTCACTTTGTTTTGTCATTTCTTGAGCTTTTTCTTTAAAATATTGTAATTTTTTTTCCCAAGGCATAATTTCAACTACAAACTTCGGATATTGAATTCCATCATATTCTATTACACCAGAATTTTTAAGAATATCACAATTAAGCCAATCGTGCTTTATTTTAATAAAATCATCATTTAAAAAACTTTTATAAAAATTATTTTTAAATAATGCTACACCTATTTTTATTATTTGATAATGTTTAAAAGAACCTAGCATCGGCATAATTTTATTACTAATAGCATAATCAGATGTTTTGTGAGCTTCATCTATTACAATACAATGAAAATGTCCACCTTCAACATTTGCTTTTTCGTGTGCTGAATCTGCAATTATTTCGCTCCCATTTTTAAAAACTATATGAATAGAAGATGAAGATGATTTATCAATACTTTGAGTTTTTTTATCGTGATTCCAAATTTGTTTTAATAAATTTTTTGATTGACCATATTTAGGAGCAAATATCCCAATTTTTAAATTCGAAATTATTGAACACATATAATGCATAGATAATGAAACAGAAAATGTTTTACCTCCACCACGCGCTTCTATAACAACAATAAAATGATTTAATGGGTTTATAATAGTTTCAAATACTTGCTCTTGGTTTTTATAAATAGAAAAACCATATTTATTTTCTATATAATCTGATGTGCTAGAAGACAACAATCTACTTCCTATATTTCCAATAGAAGCATCTATAAACTGCATAAATTTATCACTTTTTTAATCTATCAAATATTTTTCTTTGATTTTCATTTAAATTTTCATATAAATAATCTAAATGCTTTCCTTTTTCTATTGCTAATTCTATTAGTTCTTTATCAAATTTATCAGCACAATTATTATATAAAATTTGTAATTCTTCTCCTTTCTCTATTGCTAATCTTATTAGTTTCTTATCAAATTTATCTGCATTATATGCATATAAAAAACCTAAATATTTTCCTTTTTCTATAGCTAATCTTAATAATTCTTTATCTAATTTATTACTTGTATATTTATATAAATAATCTAAATATTTTCCTTTTTCTATTGCTAATTCTATTAATTCCTTATCAAATTTATCAGCATTATATTCATATAAATAATACAAATATTCCCCTTTTTCAATAGCTAATTTTATCAGTTCTTTATCAAACTTATCTTCATAAACTATATACAAAATATTCAAATCTTCTCCTTTTTTTATTCTTTCTTTTATTTCTTCTTTGCTTAATTCTCCTTCATAACTTAAAACCCTAACAATCTCTTCATCTGATTTTCCTTCTAAAATCAATCTTTTAATTTTCTCTTTCATTTTAATTACCTTCTTTTAATTTATCAAATATTTCTTTTTGATCAGAATCTAAATATTCATACAAAAAATCTAAATCTTCTCCTTTTTCTATAGCATATTTTAATAATTCTTTATCAAATTTATATACATTAAAATCATATAAAACATATAAATATTCTCCTTTTTAATAGCTAATTTAATTAGCTCTTTATCAAATTTATTAGCTGCACGTTTATATAAAATCCATAAATATTCCCTTTTTTCAATAGCTAACTTAACTAATTAATTCTTTATCTAATTTATATCTATATAAATCACAAACACCTTCTTCTTCTTCTTCTTCTTCTTCTTCTTCTTCTTCACTTAGAATTCTAATAATATCTTCATCTGATTTTCCTTCTAAAATCAATCTTTTAATTCGTTCTCACATTTAATTACCTCCTTTTTAATTTATCAAATATTTCTTTTTGATTTTCATTTAAATATTCATATAAAGTATCCAATTCTTCTCCTTTCTCTATTGCTAATTCTATTAATTCCTCATCAAATTTATCAGCATTATATACATATAAATAATTTAAATTCTTTCCCTTTTCTATAGCCATCTTTATTAATTCTTTATCAAACTTATCGTCTGCATATTTATATAAAATCCATAAATATTCCCCTTTTTCTATAGCCATCTTTATTAATTCTTTATCTAATTTATCAGAATTATATAGATATAAATAATCTAAATTTTTTCCTTCTTCAATAGAAAATTTTATCAAATCTTTATTAAAATTACTTGCACCATATCTATATAAATCTTTTAATTCTTTCCCCTTTTTTATTGCTAATTTTATTAAATCTTCATCAAATTTATCTGCATTATATCTATATAAATCATAAACACCTTCTCCTTTCTCTATTCTTTCTTTTATTTCTTCTTTGGTTAATACTTCTTCATCACCTAGAATTTTAATAATATCTTCATCTGATTTACCTTCTAATATCAATTTTCTAATTTTCTCTTTCATTTTAATTACCTCCTTTTAAATTGTCAAATATTTCTTTTTGATCTTTATTTAAATATTCATATAAAGTATCCAATTCTTCTCCTTTTTCTATTGCTGTTTTGATTAGTTCTTTATCAAATTTATCAGCATTATAACTATATAAAAAATGTAAGTCTTCTCCTTTTTTAATAGCTAACTTAATTAATTCTTTATCTAATTTATTTCTTGCGCGATCATACAAAATACTTAATTTTTCTCCTTTCTCTATTGCTAATTTAATTAGTTCTTTATCAAATTTATCTGCGTTATACGTATATAAAAAATATAAATCTTCTCCTTTTTCAATAGCTAACTTAATTAATTTTTTATTAAAACTATTTTTCGCGCACTTATATAAAGTCCATAAATTTTTTCCCTTTTTTATTGCTAATTCAATCGATTCTTCGTCAAATTTATTATTTAAAGCCATAAATTCATATAAAGTATCTAATTCTTCTCCTTTTTCAATAGCTAACTTAATTAATTCTTTATCAAAATTTTTTATATTACGAATATATATAAGCCATAAATATTCCCCTTTTTTAATAGCTAATTTAATTAGTTCTTTATCAAATTCGTTAGCATATTCTTCATATAAATCTACCAAATCTTTTCCTTTTTCTATTCTTTCTTTTATCTCTTTCTTACTTAATTTTTCTTCTTTACTTAAAATTCTAATAATATCTTCATCTGATTTATCAGAATTTAAAAGACTTTTTATACCACTTTTTAAATTTTTTATATATAAAGAATCTTCTAAAACCGCTTTTACATAATCATAAGAACCTTTGGCTATTTCTTTATTGTTTTTATAAAGATAATAAACTTTTTTATCTTCTGTTTCTTCAAATTTAACTGTAAAACCAACTTCTTCTGCCATTGCTTTTAATTCATTTAATTTATCGTTTTTCATTTAACACCTCATTTTTAAACAATAGATTTAACTAAAGGTTTAAACTCATTTACCATATCCAACATAATTTTTTGTAATTTTTTTAATTCATTTGTTGCTTCATCTAATTTAGAAATCTCATCAATTTTATCTGCTTTAACTTCAACCAAAGAACCTTTTGTTGGTTTTTTAATCATTATAAGCTTTAATTCTTCAATTATTTTTTCATATTTTCCAGCAGCATTTTTATAAGCATCTAACTTTTCTTGAGCTCTATCAACCGCTGCTTGAAGTTTTTCTATATTTTTTAATTCTGTAGGACCATATTTTTTATATCTTTCTTTTTTAATAAATTGCTGAATTACTCCATAATATTCGTTTTCAGCTACTTTCATTATATCGTTCGTTTTAATAACTTGTTTTATCAACTCTAAAGCTTTATCAATATTTTCTGATACAGAAATACCGAGCTTTTCAATTTCGGCTTCTTTTGGTTTCATTGCTTCTTCTTTAGCTTTTCTACCGATTTCTTCCGCTTCTTTATTTAACATTTCAATTTTAGAACTTGTTTTTTCAATTTGAGGCATAATTTCTTTTAACGCATCAATTATTCCTTTTACCTCGGGAGATGGAGCTGTATAGTCTGGGGCTGTAGATAATTCTCTTTCAATATATTTTTTAGAAGGTTTTTCTGTATATAATTGAAATTTCTTTTGCTGTTCTACTTCAGCATCTTTAGAAACTTTTTTAAGCGTATCTGCAGAATCAGCAACTTCTTTTATATCAGATTTTAATTCAAATTTTTTTTTTAACATTTCTGCTTTAATCTTTCTTCTAATAATTTCTTTATTTAATTCTTCTACTTTAGCATCTATTTCATTATTATCATTCATTGATGCTCTAATTGCTTTAATTTTTCTTCTAATAATTTCTTTATTTAATTCTTCTACTTTAGCATCTATTTCATTAT